CTAGCGGGAAGCGGGCTCGATCGCTTTCCTCACATCCCGCACGGCACAGACGATCTGCCGCCGTAACAGCAACGCGATGATGAGCCCTCCGAGCGCAAGGGCACCGATTGCCATAACCGTCTGCCAGTCCATGCCGGCTAGCGCTGCAAGTCCGGCGCTACCGCTGCCGAAGATGGTGGTGATCCAGCTCCACTGATCGGTGCGCTTGCGAATTTCCGCTTCGACGGTGTCGGGAACGACGGGCTTATCGATTTCCCGTTCCACCACGATTTCTCGCGTTGGTTGGCTCGTGGCATGGCGCTTCTTTACCTCGGCCAGCACCTGGCGCACACGATCCGGACTGACGGCTGCGTTCTGGCCGGCATAAGCACCTTTGCCGGCAGTAGTCGGGAGAGACGCCCATTCAGGGGCCAGATTGTTGATCAGCGTATCTTCAGACAGCCGGCCTGCGAGATATTTGTCGATGCCACGCAGGCCGAGAAGGTAGCAGGCGCAGCGGTCCTGCATGTCGGCGTCAAACAGGGCCGACGGCGGAAGTTTCAGTGTCTTGCGGATGGCGCGCAGAGTAGTGCGCACGATCTGATAGCGGCCGACTGCTGATGAGTTGAAGCGGTTTTGAGGATGCTTCAGCATCCTGGTCTGAAGCGCTTCGATCTCCTGCAGGGTCATGGTGACGAGATCGACATCGCCACCGGTGAAGGCGCCATAGGCCAGCGTTTCATTGTAGCCGCGCTTTCTGTCGGTGCCTTCAGCATGGCCGATCAGGTCCAGCAATGGCCGGTAGACATGATATTTGTCGGACGCAGCCGGGATCCCCGCGCCGCTGGGCACGTTGGCGTTCATGATGATGTCCTTTCGCGGGATTGCCAGAGCTACGGCTGGACGCACGGCTTTTGCGCCAGCCGTAGTGCGGCCAAGGGGCTTCGTTCTTATTGCTGGCCGGCGACGGCCGAGGGTTACCGTCACGTTGGCGCGCCGGCATCGCACAGCATGGTGATGAAGCGGCCACGCCGCTCCATGTCGGCGGCGGTGCGGATGTTGTAGAGGGTACCGGAACGAACCTCGATCAGCCGCCAGGCAGCGGTGATGGTCGAGGTTTCCGCATCGAAACGTACGATGATCAGGGCTGGTTGAATGCTTTGCAGGCGTGAGGCAATGACGGTCTCGCCACCTTTTGAAAGCAGGATGCAGGCATCGCGCTCGAACTGGGCGACCCATTGACCAGTGACGCCACCATAGCCGTCGTCAACTTCCTCTTGTTTTTCCAGACGGACACGGTCACGCAGATCGCTTGCGGTAATCCTGGTCATCAGAGTGGCCGCATCCGATAGGGCGCAACCAGGGCATGAACGACGCGGTCGATGGCCACGTCGATCTCGGTGTCGGCACCGTCGAAGAGCCGCTGGACGATAAGCAGGATGGCCTGGCGGATGGGCGCGGGCACGTCGGCGGCCGAGCCATAGCCGGCGGTGAAGGTGACCGAGACGGCATCAATGCGACGGAATGTTGCCGGCCAGACCTTTCCCGGCTGCAGCGCGACATAGGCCCCGTGCGCATCAGCGAACAAATCATACCCACTGGGATCGACCACCTGCTGCACATTGCCGACGTCGAAGTGACTGATGCTGACGATTGCGGTCACCGGCGCTACCGGCAACGGCAGGCGATTGGCAAAGCGACCAAAATCCTGCCGCCAGGTTTGCGTTACCAGCGCCCGGCCGATTATGCCGGAATAGCCGTCGAGATACGCCGTTGCCGCCTTGATCTGGGAGCTGATCAGGTCGTCCTGGTCGTTGTGATCGATACGCAGATGGGCTTTGGCCTCAGCCAGCGTCACCGGCATTTCGGCAGGCGCGACGGTGCGAACGGGTGCGAGCACTTCCATGATCCATTATAATAAAGAGAAGCGGCCAGCGATGCCGAGGGGAGATGAGCCGGCCGTCTCGAACGATGTCAGGTCACCGGCGCGTCGTGCGGGTGGCCGAGCGCAAAGATCGCACCGGCGGCAATCGAAGTGCCAGAGGTCTTGGTGATGACCGCGCGGATGTAGCGTTTGTTGCCGACGTAATCTTGCTTGTAGACCGTGCTGGCCTCAAGCGCGGCCGGCAGAATCCCGAGCAGATCGCCAGCCGCCACCTCGGTAAAGTCACCATCCGTGGTCGTGTCGCTCTCCTGCATGGTGATGGCGTAGAGGCCGTCACCGGCAATCGCGCCGGCATTGATGATCAGGGTCGCCGAATTGAAGCCCTGCAGATCGGCGTGACTGCCCTTGGTGGTGGCGGTGACCACGGCGGGAACCAGCGATGCGACGAGGCCGAGGCCGGAAATACCGTCCTTCATGGGAGAAGTCCTTTCAATGAGTGGGGAATGATGAAGAGACGGGCGGCCGTCCTTCGACCCTTCGACAAGCTCAGGGCTCAGGATGATGGCCGCCGTCATGATGATCAGGTGCTGATCTTCAGCAGCTTCAGGGCTTCGAAGTTGACGATGCCGCCACCGACGCGCTTGGTGGTGTAGAACAGCACGTTCGGCTTCGAGGTGAACGGGTCCCGAAGCACTCGGATGCCGATGCGGTCGACGATCAGATAGGCCCGGTTGAAATCCCCGAAGGCGATCGGGAACTCTCCAGCACCAACCGCCAGCATGTTATCGTCGGTATGGACGGGCTTGCCGAGGATGGTTGCCACTTCGGCAGCGCCGGAAGGCGGAGCCCAGATATAGGCACCTTCCGCATCCTTGAACTTGCGAACCGTGTTCATGGTGGCATCCGACATCAGCCACGATGCACCGTTCCGGTAGCCGGACTTGAGCGCATAGTAGAGGTCGATCAGCGCGTCGGCCGGGCTGGCAGAGGCGGTCGCTGCGACAAAGCCATCGGCCTTGCCGGAAGCAACGAAGCCAAGCTTGCCCCAAACATAGGAGGCATTCGCCACCGTGTCGTAGGCCAAGATGCCGCGCGGCTTGTTGATTCCATCGCCATTGGCAAAGGCAGCGCCTTCCTGCTCGGCGAACTCGATCGAGACTTCGTCGGCCAGCCAGGCCGCCAGATCAATCCGGGCATCGTCGAGTGAGGTTTGCGTGGCGCCCGGCATGGCGTAGATCTCGCCGGTGTTGATGGCGATCTCACGCAGCGTTGGCGTGGCTGTGCCAGGACGATCCTGTTCCTCGCCAACCCAGCCGGAGGTCGCACCGCCCATATTGACCAGCTTCTTGTAGGTGCTGGTCGAAATGGAAATGGTGCGGGCGAGAGAACGGATCGTGGACACGGTGCCGAGCACCCGGTCGATACCGGCTTCCGTCTCTTCCGGCACCAGATAGCCGCCGTCCGGATCGGACTGCGTCGTCAGCTTGGCCTTGACCTCGAGATCACGCAGGCCGGCATCGACGCCGCGCCGGAAGAAACGATCGAAGGCTTGTGCGTGCTCTGCCTTGTCCGGATCGTGATCATTGCCGGCACCACCGACCTTGATCGCGGCCATCGCTGCATTCACTGCGTCGATTTCTTTGGTCAGCTTGGTCAGTTCGGCATTGATACGGTCGACCTTCTCGGTCTGGACCACATCGGCCATGCCGGCCTTGATGTCGGCGAGCTCCTTGTCGCGTTCGACCTTGAAGTCCTCGAAGGTTTTCTGCAGCTCGGCGAGGATTTTTGTCGCGTTGCCGGAATCGGCGCGCACGCCGACAAAACCCCGGACTGGCCCGCGCGCAGGCGGGTTCAAATGAATGCTCATGATGTTCTCCTATGAGCGGATGGTTTGGATCAGCCGCTGGAGTGCGGCTGGATTGATGCCAGCGTCGTGCGTGGCGGTGTCGGCAGCGTCGCGCATGCCGGCAATCTGATTGAGCATCTTGCGCCGCTCTGAGCGGGAGATGCCCTGTTGCGCCAGAGCCGCATCGATGCGGCGCTTGGCATGGATTTCTGGCCGGACGTTTTCGGACGCACCGGCTTTGGACTGGACTTCTGCATCGACGATATCGGCGAAGCCGTTCTCGATCGCCTGTGCTGCCGTCATGAACGTCTCGGTATCCATCAGCTGCTCGATGTCGGCGCGCTCCATGCCGGTGCGGGCCTCATAAATGTCGGCGAGCGCGGCATCGAACTGGTCGAACAGGGTGGCAGCCTCGCGCATGTCGTGGCGATTGCCGATGACCACGCCCCAGGCATTGTGCACCATCATGAACGAACCGAGGCCCATGCGGATTTCGTCACCGGCCATGGCGATGATGGAAGCTGCCGATGCTGCCCAGCCCAAAACCTCGACCGTCACCTTGGCCGGATGGGAACGCAGCAGATTATAGATGGCGATGCCCTCGAACATGTCGCCGCCGGGAGAATTGATCCGGACGGTGATGTCGCGGTTACCGATCGAGCGCAGAGCGGCCGAGATGCGATTGGCGGTGACGCCGCCGCCGGTCCAACCATCCTCACCAATAATATCGAACATGGAGATGGTGGTGTCGGCGTCGGATACGGCAGCGGCAGCGATCGGAGCCTCGGCCCATTTTGTTAGCACGTCGCTCGGTGCGTCCCACTGATAACTCTGCGGGCGCGCGAATGTCCGCGCCTCGGGCAATTTACGAAGGCTCATCGAGCATTCTCCAGCCACAGGAGCGAACACCAGCCGAGGACGAAGCCGCTGAGAAGGATGCCGAAGTCGAAGGCCGGGCTGATGATGGCAAGGCTGACTACGGCCATGGTGATCAGCGTTGCGGTCAGTTTCAACGTATTCAGAAGCGTCATCAGTTCGGATCCTCAATCGTTGCGGTGTTCGTCGGTTTCGCCATCGCCGCTATCAGCATGCTGCGGTGTTCCAGCGGTGTTGGGCGGCGGATAGAAGACATCACCACCGTCACGCGGGTTCTGGTCTTCCAGCGCACGGATTTCGTTGGGGCTGTAGACGCCCCATTGCAGGCCTTTGACGTAGGCTTCCCAGCGGGCCTTGATGTCGCCCTTGACGAGAGCCGCCCGATTGAAGCGGGCATAGAGTTTTTCGTCCGCACCGATCAGGTCCCGGTTGATCGCCTCTTCCCACATGGTCAGGTGGTCTTCGAGCGTATAGGCGACGAAGCCGATCGACTGCTGCTCGATGCCGGTGCCCCAGGACGTCGACTTTTCAGTATCCCCGATCATGTGCGGTGGCACGCCAAAGAACATGGCGATGTCGGTGCGGCTGAATTTCCGGCTCTCGATCCACTGCGCATCCTCGGCCGTCATGGCGATGCGGGCGTAATCCATGCCCTCTTCGAGGATCAGGTTCTTGCCCTCCTGCTCGCCGCCGGAGCGGAATTCTTCCAACCCCGCCTTCAGATTGGCGACAGCTTCCGGGCCGAGCTTGTTTGGATGCTTCAGCACGCCGCTGACACGCGCGCCATTGCGGAAGGTCGAAGCGCCGTGGTCTTCCATCGCAAGCGACAGACCGATGGTTTCGCGAGCGTAGCTGATGGCCGACACGCCATGGACACCATCGAGCGACAGCCCGACGAGATGGAACACTTCATCCTGATGAAGCCGGATGCGCCGTCCGTCCTGGCGAGCGTAAATATATTCCAGCGTCAGATCGTCGGTCTGCTTCACCTCGACGCGATCAGGATGAAACGGGATCAGCTCCTGGACCAACCCTCGCGAGCGTACGATCATCGCATAGGCATTGCCCCGCAACAGAAGATGCGCCTGCAGCATGCGGCGGAACTGCGACGGCGTCTGCCAGCGGTTGGGCTTCTTCCGCAGCACCGTCCAGATCGGCGTGTCCGAGGCGTCCTCACGGGTGCGTTCGTCGACACGGCGCTTGATATGCAAGGGCAACGTTGCCACGGCACCGGAGATGATGCGCACACAGGCATAGACAGCTGCCACCCGCATGGCGCTGTTCGGCGTCACCGTGGCGCCCGATGCGGTCACTTCTCCGGAGCGCAGCGCCTCTTCCAGCTGCCGCGCCGTGGTGATGACGAGGCCGCCTCCCGCATCCTGGAACGACGCACGCGGAGAGGCGGCCGGCGGTTTGGAGCCGCCGAACCAGTTCGACCAGAATGGCATGAGTTTTCTTTCGTAAGCCGCCGTCAGCTCACAGCATCAGGATGCCGCGGCTCTCATAGACCGAGCGGCCGGCATTGACGTCACGAGAGAGCGCCCGGCCGAGCGCATTGCAGATCGCGACAATTCCGTCGATGCGTTCGCTCGACCGCTCCTTGTCCGGCTTGATGTTGCCGGCCGGATCATGGCGCACGGCAACGTTGGAGGCGTTCCAGCGCAACACCGGATGGCCGCCATGCCAGAGCGATCGCGACACCGATAGCCGCTCCAGTTCCGCCGTCGGTGCGGCCATGCTCAAGAACCCCTGGCCGAACTGGACCAGGTTCAATCCCTCATCCTGAAGATGCTGGACGATCTCGCCGGCAAAGGTACGGTCGTAGGACAGCTCGCGCAGATCGTAACGGGACGCCAGTTCGATAATCTCTTTCTCGACGAAGGCGAAGTCGGTGGCGTTGCCGGGCGTGGCGGTCAAGAATCCCTGGTCGCGCCAGACGTCATAGGGCACGCGGTCGCGGCGCACGCGGCGTAGAATGTCGTCTTCCGGGATCCAGAAGCGGCAGAGCACGATCCATTTATCGGCAAGGGTGCCAAGATCGTCGTCGAGCGTCGGCGGGAAGAGAAGCACGAAGGCTGACAGATCATTGACGCGGGCAAGATCCAGCCCGCCATAGCATTCGCGGCCGAGCAGCTTGCCTTCCAGTTCCTCCAGCTCGTGTTTGACGATGCGCCAGTCGGTGGTGGCTGGCAGGCCGCCTTCCTCCCACACGCCCATGTCGAGCCAGCGCGTGACCTGCTCGGTCCATTCGTTGAGCCGCAGCCGGCGGATGGCATTCTGCTGCGCCGGCATTTCCTTAGCCTCAATGATCTGGCGCTTGAGATCGTCGACCTTCACCGTCACGCCGAGGCTCGGATTGGCCTTCACCCAGACAGTCTCGTCGGTCCAGTCGTCGCCATCGTCTATTGTTGCGATGTAGCCGAACCAGCTATCGGAAGACTCCGTCGGCACCGTGCCTTCCAGCGCTTTGACCGAGAATTCGTGATGCTGGCGACACACGGAATGGCGGTCATAACCGGCCGTGGTGATCTCGAAGATCAAGGGCTGGCGCCGCGCACCAGTGGCGGTGTTCAGCTTCTGAATGATCTCGGGTCCCGGATGTTCGTGCACTTCGTCGACGGCCGCAAAGTGAATGTTCAATCCGTCCATCTTGGTGGCGTCGGCCGACAGCGGCCGGAACCAGGACGACGTCGGCAACACCGCCAGATTGTTCACCGTCCTGGTAATCCTTGCCTGCAGCGCCGCGCTTGCCGCCACCATGCGCTCGGCTTCGCCAAAGACGATGCGCGCCTGGTCGCGGGTCGTCGCTGCCGAATAGACATGCGCACCTGGCTCGCCATCAGCAATCAGGGCATAAAGCGCGGTTCCTGCCAGCAGCACCGACTTGCCGTTCTTCCGCGCCACCTCGACGTAAGCCGTACGGAAACGGCGCAAGCCATGTTGGCCCGAACGGGTCTTCCGCTTCCAGCCATAAAGCGAGCCGACGACGAACTGCTGCCACGGCTGCAGCGCAAACGGCTCTCCTGCCCATTCGCCGGTCGAATGACGCAGATGACCGAAGAAGGCGATCGCGTGCCGGGCGGCAGCGCCGTCCCAGACGAGGCCACGCTTGCCACCAAGTTTCAGATCGGCAAGGTGGCGTTCGCAGGCCAGCTTCACCAGCCGGCCGGCAATGATCTTGCCGCTGATGACACCACGCGCATAGGCCGTGACCGGACAGACCAGCTTCTTGCTGCGGCTGCCGGATTTACGCTTTTCTGCCACGGGTCAAAAAATCCTCGAATGGATCACTGGTCTCGGCAGGCTCCGCCATGCGGATGCGCGAGCGGCTGGACGGTGTCAGCCCGAACTCGCTCTCGATCTGCGCCATCTGCGCCAGGCACTTGTTGGCCACCGCCAGAAACGGATTCTGGATGATGTTGTCATTCGACGTCTTCACCACCGGACCACGGCGCTTCACCTCCTGCTCGGCTTCGAGCCAGCGACGCCAGATCACGACGTAGCGGGCGAGTGCGCCGGTATCCAATTCGGTCATGACGCCGTGCCGGGCGAGCAGTTCCGCCATCTCCATGAACTTGACGCGGGCCTCCTCATCGAGATGGTCGGGTGGCTCCGGCGTCGCCCCCACCGGCTTCGGCTCGGCCTTGTTCAGGCGGTGCGGCCGCGCCGTGCCCTTGACCAGCTTCAGATGCGTCGGCAGCGGCTTGCGGCCGGCCATGTCAAAACTCCATGCATTATCCAGTGTCGTTACCGCGAAGGCGTACTGCCTCGAACAGCCGCCGCAATGTGAACGAGCGCGCGATCGACACCACGGTGAAGATCGCGCCCATGGCCATGTTCTCTGCCAGCGTGGTCGACAATCCGAACAGCGGGAACACCACGATCTGTGTCACCACCGCGATGCCGTAGCCGATTGCGACATTGGTGAGGGATTCCACCAGCGACATGGCGCGCGACTGTTTCATGCTGCTGCCGCGTCCTTGGCCGCATCCCCGGCCACATTGTCGGTATTGGGCACGCGCTCGGAGGCGATCTCGTCAAAGCTGCGGCCGTCACCATCCAGCGTCGCCACCTTGCCGGTAAATTCCTGCCAGCGTTTGACGACCACGTCGCAGAAGGCTTCCGACAGCTCCAGCCCGTAGACCTTTCGCCCGGTCTTCTCGCCGGCGATCAGCTGCGAGCCGGAACCGGAGAACGGCTCGTAGCAAATGTCGCCCGGACGGGTGTGCAGCTGCATCGGCAGCGTGAACACCCGCACCGGCTTCGAGGTCGGATGCTCGCGGGTCTCGATTTCCGAGGACGGGATGTTCCAGACCGTCGTCGGCCAGCTTTCGAACCCCTCGCGATTGATCCTTGGCTTCTTGCCGCGAACCCAGCCGAACAGGCAGGGCTCGTGCGCCCACAGCATGACCGAGCGGGTCAGCACCGGGCGGGATTTGGCCCAGATGATCTGCTGGTGATGCAGCACGTCGAACTTGTCCCAGACATTTTCCAGCATGCGCTGGCGGCGCGAGGCGTGCCAGCAGTACCAGGCGACGTCCTCGGCAATGGCATGCTCGATCGCCGTCCGGCAGAAGGCTTCGTAGAACTGCGGGCCTTGTGAGGAATCATCCCAGTGCTTCTGCTCGACATAGTCATCGGACCAATCCTTGTTCGCGATCTTCTTGGCCCGCGCCGAGGCGGTCTTCTTCGTCGGATGGTTGGTTCCGTCATAATCGACCAGGTAGGGCGGATCGGTGGCAAACAGCGCGGCGCGCTCGTCATTCATCAGCCTGGTGACATCTGCCCCATCGGTGGAGTCGCCACAGAGCAGTCGGTGTTCACCCAGCAGCCAGAGGTCACCGCGCCGTGTCACCGGCGTTGCCGGCACTTCAGGAATGGCGTCGTCCTCGGTCAGGCCGCCCTGTTCTTCGCGATGGCCGTAGAGCAGGTCCTGGAGTTCGTCGTCCCCGAAGCCGGTGAGCCCGAGATCAAAGCCTGCCTCCTGCAGATCGGAAAGCTCGAGCGCCAGCAGTTCCTCGTCCCACCCGGCATTGATGGCAATGCGGTTGTCGGCAAGCACCAGCGCCCGACGCTGGGTTTCCGACAGGCCCGACAGCACGATGGCCGGCACCGTCGCCATGCCGAGCTTGCGTGCGGCAAGCACCCTTCCATGGCCGGCGATCAGGGTGCCATCCTCGGCAATCAGCACCGGGTTGGTAAAGCCGAAGGCGCGGATCGAGCCGGCGATCTCGGAAACCTGTGCTTCCGAATGCGTGCGGGCGTTGCGGGCATAAGGAACCAGCGCATCGAGCGGCCGATATTCGACGGCAAGACGGCGATCGCCATGATCGGGCGCATTGTGCGCAAGGTCAGCCATTTGCGTTTTCCGTTTCCAACAAAATCAACATGTTAGCCATGCACCCCCCCCATCGCCATTTTGGCCACGGATGCGCGTTTGGTGGCGCGCGGTCCTGGGGTCGAACTCTCCAGAGATTTGACCTCCCCCGGGGGGGCTCACGAGCGGCGGCGCGCATTGCCGAAGCCGCCATCCTTCGCAGCCGTCTTCCGGCCGTGGCACGACGCGCACAGCGCCTGCCATCGGCTGCGGTCCCAGAACACCATCTCGTCACCGCCATGCGGATCGACGTGGTCGACGACGCTGGCCGGTCGGATCAGATCATGGCGCGCGCATTCCACGCACAGCGGATGATCGTGCAGGAAGGATGCGCGTTCCGTTCGCCAGCGCTTTGAGCGATAGAGCGCTCGGGCCACCGGATTGCGCTGGCGGGCATAGTCCTGGTCACGCTCCCGCTTCTCGCGCCGGCCAACCGGGCGATGGATCGGCGGGCGGACAGGCATGATGCTGATCTCGATGATGATGGTGGTGGCGGAAACGACAACGCCCGCGATGGAAGTATCCGTCGCGGGCGCTACTCTCCCGAGCATAGCCAGAATATACCCCAAACCAGCCGTTTCTGTCCGCTTATGATATGTCCGGCGGACATACTTAGCTCAGCTACGCAGATGCATGTACAGCGAACATTAACGTCTGGCGGTTCTGCTTGTCGGGAGCCATACAACTTCGGCCGGCTTTCGGCGGTGCTGCGCAACCACAACCGCCTCAATCAACAGATCCAAGGCCTGGCGGGCTTGGACGCTAACTTTGTCGTCACCCTGCAGTTGTTCGAGGGCTCGTTCGAGATGGATGCGGGCAGCCGCATGGTCGCTTTGCATGGCATGTTTTCTCCATCGCCCCTGGGAAACTATGCGGCACCGACGCTGAACAGATCGCAAAAACATGTGATCGACTTTGATTCAAAGATTAGCAAAGCGTCCGCCTGCTGAGCATGCCCCGTTCCACGCGTGGTTAGGTTTGTCCCGCTTGCGGTAAGTTCGCTCACGCGTTGCTCGTTTCAGAGGCTGATAGTGCGTAGAAGAAACGGCGGCACAAGGATTGGATGATGAACATGCGCCGCCGTATTGGGTCGAACGAGGAACTAATCGACAACTTCAAGGTGAGGCAAGATAGTTAACAGGACGTTGTCTTGGTACTATCGGAACGGGTGTGTGCAAAATCCCGCACCCGCTCGATGACATAGCGCCGAGAGCGGTTCCTCGGCACCGGCTGGCGGTTCAGCGTCATGGAGATAACACACAGCGCGTAGAGCCAGCGTTCGTTGGCGGCGGAGCGCTGCAAGCCAACCTTCCAGCAGATCGCCTTCCAGGGTGTGTTGTGGGCGCGCAGCCAAGCGATCCTGCCGTCGAGCGGATCGAGCCCGATGGTCCAGGTGAGCGTTTCTTCCATGCGGGAGATGGTGGCGGGCGATGGCGGTGGCAGCGATGTTTGCCGCGGCGCTTGCTCGACCAGGTCGGCGAACTCATAGCTGTAGCGGGGCCAGGTGTTGAAATACCCTTGCCGGCGCGGCGCGGGCAATCGCTTGAGAACTGCAGCCGCTTCGGCCATTCGCTCCTCGACCAGCTTTGGCGTCCAGATCGGATCGCTTTGGTTCCCGCTGCGGGTTCGATCAAAACGGCAGTTCATCGCCATGCTCCCACCAGTAATTGTCGGCAGTGATCGTGCGTGTGGGCACAACCTTGGCACCGGGCCATTTGTCCTTGATCGCCATCACCGTCGGCATGGCCTCGATGAGGCGGGCAACCTCGGAAAGCAGATAGACTTTCATGGCGCGGTCCTGTGGATCGACGGCTGCCGCAGAATCCTCATCCTGAACGATCGCCGCCACGGTGCCGTCCGAGAGCGCGACCTCCCAGACAGCAGGATGGATGGGCTCGGCACCCAGCCTGTCTGCTTCTTGATCAAGGAAGCGCCAAGCTGTGACCATGCGCTCGATCTCGTGGAGGGCATCCTGATGGCGACCTTCGCGCAGCGCCATCGAGACCTTGCGATGCTGCGAGTAGAACCGCTTCGCCAGATCGTCGGGAACCAGCGACGGCAACCGGCACGATCCCCATTTGCGCTCCATGTCGCGCGCCAGCGCATCGAGCCTGTGGAGCGCCGCCATCATGTCGACGACGATGTCGGCTTTTGCCCTGGTCGCCAGTTTGGCGGTATCGAAGTCATAGGCCATGATCGTTCTCCATGACGCAGTCCCGCACCCAGTCGCAAAGGTTGGGGTAGTGGTTTCTGAGGATGGTGAAGTCGCGACCGTTGGCGAAGCGTGCGCCGTTCCAGCCCAGGTGGAACGAGCGCTTCCGGATTGCTCCCCGGCGGGCCGTCATGTGGACCAGCTTGATGCTGGTCCAGCCATTGGGGAAGCGCTTCTGCGACAACTGCCAGTCGTCGCGCTCGCCTATCACCGCGCCATCGGGCTTGCGATTAATGGCGGCCATACCCGACCTCCATCGCACGATGCGCGAGCTGCCCAGCGGGGCGGCGAAGCGCACTACCGAAGGTATGGGGTAAACCTCCGCAGACCTCCGCAAGCAAAATCAATGGCTTAGGTAGTGGACCTCCGCAACTTCCGCAGAGACTCCCGCATAATGATTTCAACGACTTAAGCATGGTACCTCCGCAACCTCCGCAGACTTCCGCATTCATCAATCCAGCCATTCGAGCACCTTCAGGCCGCGCTTCTTGGTGTGGGAATCAGTCTCCTCGACAGCGACGATGGCGTTGTCGATCCAGCTCAACAGCAGGCTCTCGATGACCTTGCCGGGCAGATTGAACTGCTGGCCGAGGGCTCGTGGCGCGTAGCGTCCGGAGGCCTTTGCCTGGGGAGCCATCGAGAACGGGTTCTTCGCCTGCCAGGCCTCGTCGATCGCCTTGAGAATGGCCTTGCACGTTGCCCGTGGTGGCAGCGGGTCATCCGTTTGCTCCTGCTTTTCGATCGGAGCCACGATGCATGTGGTGACGGCGTCACCGTCTTCGTCGACGCCAAGCCCCACCGCATCGAGCCTGAAGGCAAACTCCTCACCCCCGGGCAGGTCACGCTGCTTCGTCACCCTGGCGGCGCGTAACTCGGTCTCATCGACCGAGACCTCGATCTCGGTATCGGTCGCGGCCCTGAGCGAGGAATGCCCGCGCGCGCCCTTGGCGACATCCTTGCCGGTGTGGTGGACGATCATGATGTGCGCGCCACAAGCATGGCGGATGCGGTCGACATTCTTGATGAAGGCGGTCATGTCGACCGGGCCGTTTTCGTCGCCGCCGGCCATGACGCGCGAGAGCGTGTCGATGACGATCAGCTTCAGCGGCGCGCGCCCGGCGACCTCCTCGGCAAGCCTGATGACCCGATCCGTATCGGCCTCGGGGTGAAGGAGATCGAGGCCAGCCCGACGCAAGGCGAGCGGCACGTCGACGACACCGCTCGTCTTCCTCAGCCCGACGATGCGGTTGGCAATGCCGTTGCCGCCCTCGGCTGCAAGGTAGAGGACGGAGCCACCTGCAACGCGCCGTGAACGCCAGGAATGATCGATGGCGACATGATAAGCGATATCGAGGGCGAAGAAGGTCTTGCCGCAGTTGGACGGGCCATAGACGACCGACATCGCGCCGAGATCGAGAACGTCCTTGACGATGTAGGGCGTACTGATGACCGGCGTGATATTGTCGAACCATTCCAGTTCGGTGGACGGGTCCACAGCTGCAGAGGCGCCTGCCGCCACCGTCGCGTCATCCGCGTCCGGAGGCTTGTTGGCGGCGGCGGCGACCTTGCTGTCCCACTGGCGCATGGCGTAGGCCCACTTGTCGCGGAAGGCGGCAAGGCCGCGTCCTTCGTCGTCGAGCGTGTTGCCGGCAGTCTGTGGGCGCACCTTGCGCTCGTAGACGGAATACACCTCGAGCAGCTTCTGCTCGGTCTCGCGATCAGATGGCGGGATCGGGCATTCGCGATACCAAGCGACGATTGCCGCCCAGATCATGTCGCGCATGTAGACGTCGCGGCCGTCAACGATGTGGCCCCAGGCATCGGTGCTCTGTTGCCGCACAGCGTCATGATCGACCGCGACAGACGTCACCGGTTCAGCTTTCGACAACCCTGGCGCTGACGACGACGCTGGCGTCGGCGCCTGTGCCCGAGCAGATGCCGACGAGGCCGCCAGATCGAGCGCCCGGGTGGCACCGACCTTCGCCAGCAGCCACTGCGGCGCTTCAGCCAGTTCGGTGTCGAAGGGCGAGAACAGCCAGCGGTAGGGCTTGCCGTTGCGATGGAGCGACGGCGGGGCGATGACAAAGCCACCCTCGGCACGGACATCGATGCCGGCCATCGTCTCCTGCGTGTTCCGGATGGAAAGACGATCGGGATAGCGGAAGTAGATGTGTTGACCACCGCCACCGGTTCTGGCGCGCCAGGTCTCCGGGTCGCAGCCGAGTTCGTTGTCGGCGATCCAGTTGTCCCATGTCGCGGAGCCGGAGACGCTGCCCTTCTCGTCGAGATCGATGACCAGCAGCTTCCAGCCATTGCCGAGCGAGGCAGCACCCGTCAGGAAGCCCATGCGGTAGTTGGCGCGGTGCTCACCATTGCTACCGTACCAGCGATCATGGACGGTCTGGGGAATGCCACTCTGGAACTCGCGCCATTTGCCGAGCGGGATCTTTTCCTGGCCGGCCGCCGGAATGACGGCAAGGCCGAGCGCGCGATAGCTGTCGGCCCATTGGGCCGCGCTTGCAAAATCATCCGGCGCTTCTATCGTCATCGCCCGTACCCTTCATGTTCGAAACCCGTTTCATGCATGTGCGGTGCACGGGGATCGGAAGGTGGCCGCCTCCCGATCCCCTCGACGCAATCAACCGAAGTCCGGCACCGGGGTACGGGACGTGTCGGACGACGGCGGCGTCATCTGCGTGGAGCCGGTTGCGGCCGGCCGCGAGGTATTCGTCGCGTTCGGCATCGCTGCACGCGGCTTCGGCGCGGCCTTGTGCTGTTCGAGCTCGGCCGGCCGCTCCTTCCAGTCGAGAATGGCAAAGACCGGGATGGCGCGGTTGCCATGCTTGGTCTTTTCCTTGACGAACTCGGTCAGGCGCACGACCGGCACCTTGCCGGCCTGCCACTCGCTCGAAGCGAGCGTCTCGTCGTAGATCTTCTCCAAGGCGGAGACGACGCCGATGGCAGTGGTGCAGATTTCGTGGCAGCCGAGGCCGCCATGAAGGAGCACGACCAGCTCGATGCCCTGCTTGAACTTCTCGCCGGGGCGGTCAGGCAAAGGATCGCCGATGGCAACCAACCGCTTGTCAGGCCCCTTGTCGGTGAACTCGATCCAGCCGACTTTCAGCGTGGCGAAGTCGAACAGGGCGACAAGGTCGTCGATCACCTCGAGGCCCTTGTTGGTGCCGTCCCAGGTGGAACGTTCGACACCACCTTCCTTGCCGTTGATCCGGATCGACGGCAGGAAATCAGCACTGCCTGTGCTCAGTCCGAAAGTACCCATTGTCTTTTTGCTTTCTGCGCTGTGCGCTCTGTGCCGGCATCTGGCCGCCGGCTGGCCGGTCCCGTCTGTCGGGAAGTCAGACGCCGAAGACCGTGAACGCGTGCTGACGCGCCCGTGGATCGGCGAGGTAGAAGCTGTCGGTATCGACGGTGATCAGGCTCGCCAGTTCGTTTGGATCTGTGCTGATGGCGAGGAAGTTCTGCAGCGAGGCCGCCATGCGGGTCAGTGCCGCGACATGGGCAGCAGGGTTCTCAAGCTGGTAGAGCGCCGCCTTCTTCGGCGTGACGTAGGCCACCGCGCCGACCATGTTCGCGCCCGCGCCGAGATAGGATGCGACCTGCCGGGCATGGCTGGTCTTGATGGCCGAGGGCAGCGCGTGCGTGGTTTTCAGATCGATGATCAGGCCGTGCGCGTCGTACTCGGCGTCGGAGAAGCCGAGCACCGGTACCGCGATGCCGTCCATGCGCCATTCCTTGCGCACCTGCATGCGGTCGGGCTTGCCCCATGGCGACAGGAGCGCAATTCCCTGCTCGACCATGCCGGCGAGGCTGTCGCGTTCCTTGTCGCGGCGGGGATCGGAGGACAGCGCCGTCCGTTCGGTGAACACGGCATTGGCGGTGTCGATGGCCTCGTTGAGCGACGCACCCATCAAACCGGCGATGACGCCTGCTTCGACGGCGGTTCCACGATGGGCGGCAGCGCCCACCGGGGCCCTGTGGCCGAGCAGACGTTCCATCACGTAGACGCCGGGAGCCGCGGCCCAGAGGTTGAGCTGCGACACGCTGATGTGGTCGATGCCGTGGGTCTCGAAGGGATTGTTCATGGCGACACCCACCCGCCACCATCGACCCAGACACTCGACCCCGGGTTGATCGTGTCCTTGCCCACCGTCTTCCAACCCTCGCCGCCGACGAAGACACGCGAACCGGCCGGCAATTGCGCGGTTGGCGGGCTGCCGGTGTCGCTCGACCTCCATCCCGAATGCTGCAGGAACCAGAGGCCAAGCAGGGCCGCCTCGGCGCGGCTGTGGTCCTTGCTGCGGGCAAAGCGGTGCGCCATGTCGGGCCAGGTCTGGATGGCGAGCGCGCGCACATCCTCGGCCTGCTTGGCCTTCGCGCCAATGTCGCGTTTCCAGATCGCCGGCCGCACGAAGGTGGTCGGCACTCTCAATGCGGCAAGCGCGCCTTCCAGTGCTCCGGCGGCGCGACCGAAGCGAAACGTCGATGACACGCCCTGTTTCGGCATCGCCGAGACATCTTCGACAACGGCATGGGCGACATGGAACTGGACAAGGATGTCGGCGAACGACGTCATGTTCAGACGCCGGCTCGCGCCTTCGCCGATCGGCGGAATCTCGGTGGCCAGCAGCAGCCGGCGCTCGCCGTCGAGGACGGCGATGCCGTTGTTCAGGCCGGGGTCGATCGCGAGGATGCTCATCACCAGCGCCTCGCCTTGACCTTGGCGGCGGCATCGACCGCGCTGCCGGAACCGATACCGCCAGCCTCGCGGGCCAGATGATAGAGCTTGCGCAGGGCAAACAGGCGATCGCCAACGGCGTTGTAGTCCTGCTCGGCCTTGATGATGGCGAAGGCCACCTCGTCGAGCGTGGCCTTGTCGATCGGGCGCACAGCGGTTGCCAGGCGATCGGGCGCGAGCACGCAGATCGAGGCGGGCAAGGCATCAAGGCCATAGTGGGACTTGCGCAGGGTGGTCAGCTTCGAGGCGGCGAACATCGAGGGTTCCTTTCAGGGCCTGAACGAGCGGAGAGAAATGTCGGGATTGGCAAGCGCACCGGCGTCGGGCGTCTCGGCCAGCAGGGTCAGCAGCGTTGCATGCAGCGTCTTCGGGCGTGCCCGAGCGACAACCAGATAGGCAAAGCGATCGGGACCGAGCCGGCGCTGGGCGAGATGGACGAGGTTCTTCTCCGCCGCCCACCAGGCGCGACGCGCAACCTTCACCAGTTCCTTGCGGTCGGTCTCGGAGAAGTTGCTGCTGGCGCGCACCGTATCGATGGCCAGGAAACCCCGGTGATATTCGATCCGGGCGCTAGGCGCGGACTGTCCGATCCAGGCGCAAAGCTGCGCCTCGGTCAGAAGCGGGGAAGTGGTGGTGTCATGAGAAAGCGTGGTCATATTGATTATTACTCACCGAGTTCCAGAACCGTCTCACGCTGCCTCGACGCCGTAGGCGTGGAGCGTGAGGCGGATGTCCTTGAGGCGGCGGTAGAGGCTGGCGCGGGCGCCATGGCCACGGGCGGCAAGCTGGTTGATGGTCGATTCGACAAGGGCAGCGCACAGGCGCTGGTCGTCGTCGGCAAGCTCCGACAGACCGGCATCAAGGGTGGCGCTGGTGATGACCTCGCCCTCGACATCGAAGGTCTGGCCGAACAGCGCGCCCAGTCCCTGATCCTCGGAAACCAGGTCGCCAACGGTGGCGTTGTCAGCGCCAGCCAGCGGCACATCCAGCGACAGCGACGAGTCGTCATAGAGCCGACGCTCGCGCCACACGGTGCGTCCGATGCGCGAGGCACGGTTCACGGCAACCATATAGGCAAAGGCTTCGAGCGGACCGCGCTCGCGATCAAAGGCAGGAAGACGCGCGATCAGATCGAGCAGCAGTTCCTGGCGCAGATCATCGAGGTCTTGGCCGGGCAGTCCGAGCCGGCGACGCATACGGCGCGCAACCCGGTCGGCGACCTGCTGCAGGGTGGAAACATCATCGGGGGAAATGGAACGGCGCATCGCAACCTCGGCACATCAACTTGGATGTGCCGAGGTTGCCGGGTCGCATTGCCCATAGGGGTGGGCATGTTATGGGAAGCTATGGGCTCGCAGGCGGAGCGGGTTCAGTCGTCGATCCTGATCTCGTCGGCCTGCAACGCGATCAGGTAGCCTGCAGGTTGCCGGTTCTCGATAAATCGCTCGGGCGTCACACCCTTCGGCAGGATCGGCTTGATCTTGTTGCGAAGATCGCGAACCGCATCGGCGACTGCCTTGTCGGATACGGTCGTCGACCAGAGATGCTTTTCGATGTCGCGTCGTTCGCACAGTGCGCGTCCTGCGGCCGCTTGGCTCGCGAGATAGTGCAACAGCTGGAAGGGGCGTGGCGGCAGCTTCAGTTCCGCCCCATCCAGGAGGATGGTCTGCTTCGCAACCTTGACGATGAGGCGTGGTTCGGGTCGAGTAAGGTCAAGGCCATCAACGTCGAGTATCGGGATGACGTGCGGCGGATCAGGACGTAGGCATTCTGACAACCCAGCGAGGTGGATATCGGCCCGGCTGAACCCGACCTGCTCTGATGCGGTGAGAGCCGGCGTAATCAGCAATCGCCTGCGGCCGCGCGCCGCTCGCAGTATGATGTCAATTATCTGCGGCTGGTGCGTCACCACACCCGAAAAGGTCAGAAAGACCTCAACGCCGTTTTGCAG